ACGACCGCACCACCGGCCAGCACATGGCCAACGGTGAGCCCTGCCTGACCGACGAGTACGGCGACCCGACGAAGCACTGCACGGCCCGCTCTGGTTGCTCGCAGCACGTCGGCTACGGCGAACTCACCTGCGCTCGCTGCATCGGCCGCGTCCGGTCCAACCTGCGGCGCATCGTGGAACTCACCGCGCTGATGCTGCCGGCCACCGTCGAGGCAGGATCGGTCAACTCCGAGGCGGCCAACCTCGCGGGACCGGGCGCCGACTACAGCACGCTGGTCGCACGCCGGCGCATCGGCCAGAAGTGGATCGAGGCCAACCTCCCCGAGCGCACACAGATCCGGGCATCGGCAGCGTTGCTCGAGGACGACGACGAGCACCACGCGTACAACGTGCTGGGCCGCTGGGACATGATGATCCGCGAGGACTACGACCACCCGAGCGACAAGCGCGTGACGATCGCCAATGCCGCGGACTACCTCGAACGGCAGCTCGGACGCATCGCGCAGGACGAGGGCCAGGACTTCCCGCTGTTCGCCAAGGAGATCCGGAAGTGTGCGCGTCACCTGTCCGCCGTGCTCGCCACCGCTGCCCGTCCTGAGCGCGGTGCGCCGTGCCCTGAGTGCACCGACGACGAGACGGGTGTGGGTCCGCGACTAGTGCGCCAGTACGGCCACTGGTGTGACTCGGAGTCCTGCTGCAAGGTGCACATCGCCGACGACAGCGGCGACGAGTGGGCCTGCCCGCGCGACGACGGACACCGCTGGCCGCACGCCGACTACGAGCGATGGATCGAGGAACGACAGGCGACACGCGTGACGTGATGGCGCAACCCCGGGACATGAGGCTAGGATGGCGACCAGACGCGCAGCACACGTCGCACCCCTTCGCTTCAGCATCCCCTCGAAACGCCGGACCTCACACCGAGGCCCGGCGTTCTGCGTATCCGGAGGTGACCATGCCGCGCAACCTCAACGAGCAAGGTCAACCCACCGCCGCCTACTGCCGACACTGCGACGCTAAGCGCATCGGACACGGCGGGGCGCTGCTGTGCGTGGAGTGCGACATGACGGCGATGATGACGGTTGAGGGCGAACAAGCCGAGTTGTCAGGTGGTGACGAGTGAGCATGTACGACGTCGTTGTCGAGCGCGAAGGCCACTGGGTCACGGACATGACCACCGGCTCCAAGCGCCGAGCAGTCCAGCGTGCACGCCACATCGCCCACGCATGGCCGTGGCAGCGCCGCATGATCGTCCGCATCATCGGGCCGCGTGGCGTCGTGGACTTCAACGCCGAGCCGTGACCTGGAGCAAGGACCCCAACCGACGACGGGGCCAGTCACTCGCTCAACGTCTCCGCATCCTCGCCAGACACGCCACCATCTGCCACCTCTGCGGACACCCTGACGCTGAGCAGGTCGACCACGTGATCAACGTGAAGACCTGGCTCAAGCTCGGACTCGAGGGCAGTCCGCACCGAGACTCCAACCTCCGGCCGGCACACGACCAGCCATGCCCCACATGCCGCAAGCGCTGCCACGTCGACAAGACGCAGGCCGAGGCGCGCGAGGGCAAGGCGGCACGAGGAAAGCGGCCAGCCGAGAGGCATCCCGGCGCACTCTGACCCACTCCTGCTCAAGGGGTGGGGAGGGACCCCCTCAACCCAAGGGGCCATGCGCGGCGGGGTTGACGGATCTGGATGCGTGCAGAGTTCTGGCCCGTTTTTTCCGGGCACACCAAGCGCTCAGGTAGCGCTCACTTCTCGCCCAGGAGGCGATCCGCATGACCGCACCCGCACATCTCGGCGCAGCCGGCGTCTCCCTGTGGGACTCGATCGCCCCGAACTACAGGCTTCGCCCCGACGAGACGGCGCGTCTCGACTTGGCGTGCCGTACCGCGGACATGCTGGACCGACTCGAGCGGCAGTGGTCAGACCTCGGGATGCCGATGGTTTCGACCGGCAGCATGCAGCAGGAAGTCATCCACCCGATCATCGGCGAGATGCGTGCTCAGCGCGCGGCCCTCGATGGCGCACTCACTCGGCTGAAGTTGCCGGATGGCGAGGCGCCGGCCAGCGCTGGCGACGAGTCCGCAAAGGCACGTTCCGCTGCGGCTGCTCGCTGGTCCGGTGGCGCGTAGCGCTCACTCAGGCGCCATCGATTCCGACGCGGAAGCGATGGCAGCCTGGGAGTCCGCCTACCGGAAGCGCCTCGCGGCCCCGGCTGTCGTTGAGCGGCTGGCGTGGGAGCCGACGAAGATCGGGCCGACATGGCAGCTCGATGGGAAGCATTGGCTCCTGCCGGAGCGGACCCTTGGCTGGCAGATGCTGGCTTGGTGCGCGTCGCATCTGCAGTCGGCTCGCGATGAGCCGTGGACGTTCACGCTCGAACAGGCCCGCTTCCTCCTGTGGTGGTACGCGGTTGAAGAGTCCGGGCGGTTCACCTACCGCGATGGCGTCCTACAGCGGCTCAAGGGCTGGGGTAAGGACCCAATCGGCGCGTGCATCGGCCTTTTCGAGATGGTCGGCCCCTGCACAGTCGGCGACATGGTTGGCGGGCACCCGATCGGCACGCCGCACGCTGACCCGTGGGTTCAGATCGCCGCGGTGTCGCTAGAGCAGACGAAGAACACGATGCGGCTGCTCCCGGGACTGGTTTCGCCTGGACTGCGTACCGCCGAGTCGGTTTTCGTCGGCAAGGAGTCGGCCTACGCCGGCAACCGCCTATTGCAGGCGGTCACGAGTTCGCCGGCCACTCTTCAGGGTGCTCGCGCGACGTTCGTGCTGCTGAACGAGACTCACGAATGGGTTTCGTCCAACGGCGGGCACGACATGGCCTATGTGCTGTCGAACAACGCCACGAAGTCCAAGGGCGGCACCGCGCGAACCCTGCGCATCACCAACGCCTACGAGCCCGGCCTTGATTCGGTGGCCGAGTCGGACCGCGAGGCATGGCAGGACGTCCAGGCTGGACGTTCGGTCAACGCTGGCCTCCTGTATGACTCGCTCGAGGCGAACCCCGAGGCGCCGCTGACTCTCGAAGCTGCCCCGGCTGTCGTTCGGTCGGTCCGCGGGGATTCGACATGGCTTGACGTTGATCGGATCGTTCAGTCAATCGCCGACTCTCGCAACAGCGCCAGTCAGTCGCGGCGCTTCTGGTACAACCAGATCGTTGCCGCTGAGGACGCCTGGGCCGACCCGAACCACGTCAAGGCGGCGGCTGTCGAGGATGACTTCACCCCCGGCGACAAGATCGTTCTCTTCGGCGATGGCTCCAAGTCGAATGATGCGACCGGCCTCGTAGCCGTCCGCGTCTCAGACGGCCTCGCCAAGGTGCTGTTCATTCAGCAGCCACGAGCTGGCGAGATCGTCAACCGCGAGGCTGTCGACAAGGCCGTGACGGATGCGTTCAACACGTACTCGGTCGTCGCGTTCTGGTTCGACCCCTCGCACGCCAAGGACGATGACGCCGAGGGCGACAACCGCTTCTGGTGGCCGATGGTTGACGAGTGGTCGCAGCGCTACGGGCGCCGACTGAAGTGCCACCCGGTCAAGACGGGACCTCGAGCACACGCCGTGGCGTTCGACATGGCCCTCGCTACCAACCAGGCGCTCTTCGTCCCAGCCGCCGAGCAGTGCCTGAGCGACTTCGAGGACGGCAGCGTCCGCTTCCATCGCTCCGACTGGCTTCAGGAGCACTGCATCCACGCGCGGCGCGCTCCTGGCAAGTGGGGCGTCTCGGTGCGCAAGGAGCACCGCGAGTCGAAGCGCAAGATCGACCTCGCCGTCTGCCTCATCGGCGCGCGGATGCTGCGCCGCACATACCGACTGAGCATCAAGCAGGGCGCACCCGGAAAGGGCCGCGCGATCCTCCTCGAGGACTGACATGAAGGGCGGGCACATGGCTGACGGCGCGCTCTCTTCCTTCTTCTTCGCGGCTCCGCAGTCGATCGCCCCGAACCTGCCGTCCCTGACGCTGAATGCCAGCGAGCAGGCCACGGCTGGCTCGCTGATGTCGCGCCTGTCGCAGGCTCGCCCGCACCTCGAAATGCGCGGCTACTACTACGACGGCATGCAGCGGATGCAGGATCTGGGCATCTCGATCCCGCCGCAGCTCAAGGG